ACCTCTGCATCATCGTTTCCGGTTATATCTCCAAGTCTTTCTGCTTCTTTCATTTCCATTATTTTTTCTTCCCTGGTTTCAAAAAATGATTTCAAACAGTAAACAAAAAAGATTCCTATAACTTCTGTTACAAGAATCTTTCCAAGTTCTTCTGCGATTTGCTCTCTGCCAAGAAAAGCCAAAATAAAAGGGAATTGAAGGTCTATTAACGTGATAATCAATATGATTGTGATGATTTTCTTTGTAAATGTCTTTTTCAATTGCTCTGCACCACCTTTGGCATCGGCAAAGACAGAATATTCTTATTAGCAAGTGCCACTTGATATTCTGATTGAATAAATGCTATGGCCTGTGAAACCACTGCGTTGTCGATTTTGTTTTCTTTGCAATAATTTTCATAATCTTGACAAGATTTTATTGCTTTTTTCCATTCTTCATAAGTGAACTGTGTGTTTGTGCTTGTCAGTAATGCTCTCTGGAAGTTCAGGATGTAGTTTCGATAACCTTCTGCAACGTGATTGTCGACTTTCTTCTCAATCTTGTCCACACGTTCAACCATATCTGCGTTCAGGTGTTTACCTAACCATCCGATCGGATTGAATTTGATAAAAGGTGTTATCTCCACAAGCATTGAAGCTACAATAAAAACACTCATCCAGCCACCAACTGACAAGTGTTTAATAAATTCATACAGATTCATTATTATTCTCTCTCCTGATTGTCATAATCTTTGTCTTTGCTCACTGATACCAAGCACATCATCATTATACCTAGCAAGCCACCGAATATAGTTCCGAAAATAAAAGTTATCATTTTGTCGCTCCTACTACTCCGTTGATATATTTGTATGTTTCAGGTGCTTTATCTTCTAACGCACTCGGAATCAAGCAATACCATCTGAAACACTCGGCAAAATACTCGATGTTGTCATTATCGAGATATGGTGTGTTGAAGAATCCACGTTCCTTTTGCCATATTTCGATAAACTGTGGTGTTTTAGACCAATAGTATAGGTCATTATTGTATGTCGATAATATATGCCCTATTTCGTGCGAGAGATATGTCTCATACCCATCACATATGTGGATGGCATTAAGATAAACCACACCATTTGATTTACGTTGCACACAATAAGCACTCATATTAGGATTTCCACCATCTATACGTGCTTGTAACTGATAGGTTAATATTTCATCGCATCTAATCTCGGTATTACGTGATATAACTAGGTTTTGAACGTTCTTTGGTATCGTGTTCCAATTATTCTGCAAACTGTCTTGATTTGCCATAATCGGCAAGGGTATCGCTACCCCTACCAATATGGATATTAATATGGTTATTAGTTTTTTCATAGGCATTTACCTATTTATCTGTAATATAGGTAATATTGCCACGAAGCTTTATACCACTATCAATAGCTACAGTTATTTTCAACGTTTCCTCTGATATATAAACTGGAATTTGTATTCCAAAATTACCATCAGACCAACCCATTAATACACCGACTTGAATAGCCAGATTAGACAAACTAGCATCCATACCTGATATAAGTGTTCCAAATTTTGAAATATTACTAGTTGTAGTTAAGTCAATAGAGTAAGATACTAATTTTCCGATTTTTAATTTGACACATTTTGATATAGTTGCTGTCGAACTAGACACGTTAGGCGAGATTATACAATCAATCGCACTCGTCAACTCAACATTGCTTTTGGCGTAGGGTTGGTAATCTGCATAAGTGAGCGATGTATCTGTGGTTATCATTGGTTTGAATATAACATTAGATAGTGTTGTTGCTTGTTCAAAATTCAAACCTACCGTGATTATAGTTTCTTCGTTAAGAGTAATTGTCGCTCCACTTCCGTTGTCTTGGCTTAAATATGTAGCACTCGCACCACTACCAATTCTAATTCTATACGCACCATTGCCACCACTTGGACAACCTACTATCTTATATGTTCCACTTGGCAGAGTGACTTTTCCAAGTATATAACCACTAACACTAACAGTACCATTTACTGTGTATGTTCCGTTGTTATTCTTCACAATAACCCCAGTACTTGCCAAAGTTGGAACAAATAAATTCTTACTCACAAACCCATTATCATAGGCATAGTCAACCTTGCTATCAACAGTATTAACCAATGAATTAACTTCGGTCTTTGTGTACGTGTTCGACTTGTCTGCCTTGCCACTAATATCTTGATGCTCTGTCAAGAATCCACTGTCATTTGTCAACTGACTAGTCTGTGTCGGTATGGTTGGCTTATTTGATAAATCATTATAATTACCACTAGTCGCAACTGTTGATAGATTAGGCTTGTTGGTTAAGTCATTATAATTGCCACTGAACAATGTCGGCTTATTGCTCAAATCGTTATATGAACCACTAGTCGCTACATCTGCCAAATCATCTATCACTGCGATTTTCTCTGCAACTGTGTCGCTTAATTCAAGTTCATCATCATCATTAACCGAAAAATCATCACCCAACGTGCTGAATGGTTTGCCTGTAAGTGCGTTCCATCCACCTTGATATGTCCTTGACATTGCTATACTTCCATTAATAGGGCTATCAACAGACAAAGAGCCATTAAGACTCTCTGCTGCTGATAATGTGCCATTTATTTGACCATCTCGGTCTAATTCTACATTGATATCTGTACTAGACATATAATTCCTCCGTAATCACAATCGGCTTGTTAGCAATAAAGGTATCGTGGTAACCATCTGCAGTGTTAAGTGATATTTCATACACATAATTTCCAAATTCTAATGCCCTTGTGGTATCTTCCGTAAAAGCAAGAACCATAGTATCATTTGGAATCTGAATACTTGCCCACAATTCTGATGATGTTGCCTTTTTCTTCAAAGCAAACATAATCACATCATCGTCTGCTGGAACATAAGGCACTGTCTCGCCATCATCATCAACTGTTGTTAAATTCAATGCAAAACTAGGTGTGTCTCCCCTAGTAAGAGTTATTTTTAAGTTATCGTCTATACTCCACATAATCTATCTCCTTAAAATAAAATAGCTGTAATATCAATATTGTCTATGCTTTGACTTGTAGTGTATCTGTTGCTCGTTATTACGAATATATTAATATAATTATTCCGATTTTCGTATGAGCATACACTCATGTTCAAATGTTGATCATCATAATTAACTCCGGTAATAACAGCATTTGACAATGTTGTACCAAAAGTTTGTTGAAATGTTGCTGTAGATATTAAAAAATTAGTAGACGATACACCTGTAGCTATTTTTGTAGCAACCTTTAAATTAAAATTATTTGTTGCAAAAGTAACATTATTTGTTCTAGGCATCGTCAATGTTCTCTCGCCACCACTCGTTACCTGTCCGTATGCATTAGTGTAAATCCAAGGAACTGTGAATGTACCTTGTGATACTAATGTCTGATTGTTAATGTTACCCGTATATCCACTTCTGCCACTTGCTATCTTCAAAAATCCATTAGAGTCAATATCAACACCACTATAACCAACCTTGGCTATACCCTTTGTCGAATACGATGCTGTTGGAACTGATAAAGTACCATCTGTGGCTACGTTCAGACCATCACCAACCCTTACTGCACCTTTATTCACAACTGTTGCAGCCGGCATCTGATAATTATCCATATAGTCAACCATGGATGTCTTTGTAACAAAACTTGAAACAACACTAGTAATATTTATTCCGTCAATGTTAACTGTGTATAATGGCATATCTGCAGTAACATCGTCACCATCCGTTATATTACCTGTTGTATATGCTGGTGCGCTTGGTGTAGTTGTTGTTGATGCACCCTTAATAACAACCAAAGATGCACTTTCAACTGATGTTGATGTGTCTTTACTGTATCTGATAACAATTCGGTCAATTCTTTTATAACCAGAAGTGCCATTGTCAATTGATAACGTTTCTGTTGCTCCTGTGGCCATTTTGATATATCTGCCCTGCAACATAGCTTCACCATCTGCAATCTGTATAGAATTGTTCGTCAGAATGGTTGCCCTGAATTTCTGACCACGATTCAAAACAAATTGACCACTTCCAAAAGTGGCTTCATTGTAAGCACCCTGGTCTGCGCTTGTGATATGCTCCTGTCCGGCATATCCTGTGATTAAGTGTAATGCCATTGTTATTCTCCTACCTTGTAACTGATTTTAAAAATATCATTATTAATAGTTACTATCTTTTTAGTGATAACCTTTGTAACTTCAATATTGGTCACAATTTCAGTAACTGTGATTTTGTCACCAATATCAAAGAAATAGTTATCACCTAAAGTCAATTCAATGTTGTTGGTATCTTGCTCCAACAATTTTTCACTGCCCTTTTTTTGAAGTTCTTCTGAACTCTCGGCATTTGGATAGTCATATACTTCACAGATTTCTTCTGGTCCTGTGTAATATTGGGTAGTTGTGACTTGTCCTGATGCATTTAAGTACAAATGAATTACAGTTCGGTTAGCAAGTGTTCCGGATCCAAGACATATCAAATGATTAACTCGATTAAATGTCTTTTGAATATCAAAATTCAATCTATCCGAATCAATTTGTTCATCGTCATCATATTCCACTATTGGAACAGCCGAAAGAACCATATATCCATTTTCGTAAGACATATTCAACTTGTAATTCACCGATGCAAGCATTTTACATATGCCTTTATAACCAGTGATGTATCTGTTAAACTGATAATTACTTATCGTTCGGCTTGTTTCTGTTGAAGCTCTGAACATCGTTCCAAGCGACAATCTAGTGATTAAGTTGCCGATTATCGTATTCAGGTCACCACTAACTGTGTAATATGCTTGTCCATTATTAGGTGAAATGATTTTCTTGTCCAGAAGACCATGAAACGTTCTGCCTTTGTACTTGATATTCTTTTGCTTTGTATTAACTTCTATGCTATCAATAACACCACCATATTCTGTGTTTTCGATGTAAATAAGATAATCATCGTCACATACATTGTTATTAATAGAAACTGTTAATTCAAAATTGTTTTCGTCTGCTCCGTAAGCCAAATCAAATTGATATTCTTTTAATACACCCAAATCTTCCTTGTTTTTATTTGCGTATATTAAATCCATTTTGGCTCACTCCTTTCTTCATAAAGGACAATATCGAACTTATAGTCACCACTCCAGGTAACTGCATTTTCATTTGATGGTATTTTCTGGAATATATAACTGTTTTTATCTCGATTTTTAAACCAATTGACTTGCGTTCCGTCAGCTTTTGTAAGAACAATGGTTTTGTTCTTGCTATCAATGGTTAAGTATTCCAACATACCAAGATGTCCTGTTACTACATAAGAATGACCACCGATATTAATAGAAGGGTCTGTGGCTTGGCCATATATAATTATTTTGAAATCTGCATCTGCAAAAGATGTATTTACGATGTTTTTAACATTTGATGAAGATGCAAAGTCATGAGGAAAATCAAACGCAAAGTCTAAATTCTTACCACCCGAACTTCCAGAATTTGAAAAAGAGCTGTTGATTTCCTTAACCCAATAAGGCATATCTGTAAGAATCGTTAATTCTATATTCATATACCCTTTTTTCTGTGCGTAATTTGTCTTTTTAGACCCTGTGATATAGCAAAGCAAGTAATACTCACCTATATAAATCTTTCCCCTTTTTTGCGCTAATACGTCTTTTTCTGCGCATTCCATAAGGGAATTAATCTTGCTATATCCTTCTTCAGAATCTGCAACCACAACAGGAAGAGTCTTTGTAGAAATGGATCTAAAAAAATTGCTTACTTTGTTATTCTCTGTCTGATAACTCCATGCATAATCATGTAAATCATTCTGATTAACAAATATTCCATTTGCTCCGAAGTTTATCTCTTCATTTATGTGATTTATGTATCTAATTGTTTCTATCATTATGAAACCTCGTTGACTAATCTTGCGAACTCTCGCTTGTTAACACTTAATTCAAGGTTACTAAAGCTTGATTTTGTTGCCATTTCAGGCATATATCTTTCTAATAAGTCAAGCAATCTGTCCATTTTCTGTTCGAACTTTCCATTTGCTCCAAGTGGTGTTACTCTTGCACCTGTGGGCATTTCAAGAAGTTCTGCTCCAGCTTCACCTACAATTGCAAGACCGGAAGAAGATATTGTTCCACCTTCTGCAAGTCTCTTAATTTGTGGAAGCGAAATTGTTTCACCGCCAATTCCTGGAACCCAATCTGGAATGCTTATGCTTCCTATATCAGAAAAAACACTATTAATTTTATCTATTACAGTGTTTATTGGGTATTTTATAAGGTCTACAATGCCTTCAAAAATTGCACCAAACATCTCAACAATACCGCTCCATGCTTTGTTCCAATCACCTGAAAATACTCCTGTAATGAAATCAATCAACCCTGTAAAATAATCTTTTACGTCTTCAATAATTGGTTTTAAATTATCAAAAGCATTTCCAAGGGAATCAATAAGCATTTTGGCCAAAACTTCAATTATTGGCATTAAAGGCTCAAGAACTTCTTTTATAAGTTCCCCAAGAATTTGAATCAATGGTGTTATAGCTTCACCAATAAGGTCAATAATGGGGGAAAGAAGCTCGATAACCAGCTCCAAAATAGGTGTCAATACTTCAAGTAACACTTCCAAGATAGGTGCCAATGCTTCAATTAATTGAACTATTACCGGAAGAAGTGATTCAACTACTTCTGTTATAGGTGGTAACAGTTTTTCAATTAGATCTACCACTACAGGAAGCAAAGTCTTTGCCAAATCCATCAAAGTCGGCAAAATAGCTTCAAGAACTTCTTGAAGTAATGGGGCAATATCTTTCGCTATGTCTTGGAATGTTGGAAGCATTTCGATTATCAAATCAACAAAATCTTGAACAACAGGCATCAAAGTTGCTCCAAGCTGTGTACCAAGCATTTCGAATGATTGCTTTACATCCGACATAGTATCGCCAAGTTTAACACCCGCATTAACTGTGTCCTGTGATAAAACGAGACCTAAATCATTTGCTCTCTGTTTTAATCCGTCAAAATCTTCACCACTCTGCTTAAGCAATGGTGCCATCTTATATGCTGTTGCTTCACCGAACAATTCAGCTGCTTTTGCTGCTCGTTCTTCTTCTGTGCTTAAAGACATTATCTGTTGCATGGCATCATCCATGTTCAAATCAGTGCCTTCAAGAGCCTTTGCAGCCTTTTCCATTGTGGACATATCAACACCGCACTGTCCTGCAGCATAAGCTAATTCCTGATAAGATTCTGCACCTATTCCCATTCGAATAGATGCCTTGTCAATTTCGTCAGCCTGTTGTGTTGTTTTCTCTGCAACATTAATAAGTGCGCCTGCTGCAACGGTAGCACCACCGACAATAGCTGTTCCCCACTTTGCAGCGGTTGCGATTCCTTTTCCTAACTTGTCTGCAGTACTTCCGGCTTTTTCTTCAGTTTTCTTTAGGGATTCATCGGCTTTGTCAGTATTGACAAATACTTCACCGAATAAACTAAATATGCTCTGTGCCATTTGAAATCTCCAAAATACTTTTAACAGAATCAAGAATTTCTTCTTCGTTTCTGTCATCTTCTACTTTATGGCTCGATAACTTCTTCTTGAAATCTTCATATGTCATCATTGTCTGATAAGAGAAAACCCAACGCATGAACAACTTTTCTTCATCGTTCGCACGTTGGGCTGTGATTATTATCTCCACACCTTCTTCAAATGGCATATTAAGAATATCTTTTGCACCTGAACCATATCTGGAATAAAGCAAGTCAAATAATTCTACATTAACTGACTTGCTTGCTTGAAAAAAACTCTAAGATTATTGTTCTCGGATATTTCCTTGAACATCTTCATAGTATCTTCAAAAGGCTGTTCTGCTATTGCTTTAGGGTCAACCTCTGCAATTCCACCGAACAATTCATAAATCATATTCTCGACTTCTGGCTCTCCACAAGATTCGAATAAGACAAGCATTATCTTAATGCCCATCTTTTCTGTGATTTTTTTGCCTTTTGATTCCGTAAATTCTCCAACCGCATTAGCTATGTTCTCTTCAACATTGCCTTTCTTCAGTATTCTTGCCATTTTGAATACATCAGATGTGTTGATTTTCCTCATATATTCTCCTTTATGCCTTTGGATAGTAAATCTTGAATGGTGGTGTATCAAGGTCTGTCTGTGTGTAATGACCATAGAATGTAAGCTCGATTGTAGCTTCGTTCTTGTCAGTAGCGCTGAACTTAAGACCTTCTGTATTAAGTGCATTAGTAATCTGGATGATGACCGGATCATCAGAACCACTTAATGTACCAACCCAGGTAATGTTAGTAATGTAATCATCAAGTTCGATGTTATTTCTTGCTGTGATGATGTCATAATCATTGCTTGTTGTCGAATCAACATCCGATGCAACAAGACCATCCTTAATTGTTGATTCCTTAATTTCAAGAACCTTTGCCTTAAGATAGATATCCCAAGAATCAATAACTTCAAGACCTTTTGCTTTACCGGCAACACCATCAACTTCAATCGGTCTGATAGAAGGAACTGCAGAGAACTCTCCACCGCCCTTTGTAGCACCTATAAGCTTGCCTGCTGTTACAGCACTTTCAAAAGTATCTGTTCCTACAGTAAAATTCTTGAAATAAGCACCTGCATTAAGCAGAAGTGATTCTGCTGTTGCTGTGGTAAATCCACTATACTTTTTCATTTGCTATGCCTCGCTTTCATAAACTGTCATGTCGAACTGTGTCCGAACACGTTTAATTGATTTGTCAGAATCTTCAACGTTATCCCTTTGTGCCTTAAATAAACACAAAAAATTAGAACCAGATAACAATCTCTTGAAATCTAGTTCTTTTTCTATGGAATCCATTGTCGCTTCTGCCCTGCTATAATACTTATTTTTATCCCATACATTGACTTCGACTATCCACTTGGAAATATTATCATCAATGGTTAGCCTTTTACTTGTAACTACTGCATAGGGATAATTTGCTTCCTGTGGAGCTTCATTGTCATAAACATTTATGTCTGTGAATACTCCCACAATAGCTTTGTTTATTTCGTTTGTCATTCTGCTCCACCTTCATAATCGTCTTCCGAAATCATACTATCAGGATTATCACCTTCAAGTGCTGATAGATATTGACTCTCGATTTTGATTATCATATCAACATTATCTTCAACTGAACTTGTTAAAAGTCCATATCTTTGTTCTTTGGATGTTCCAAATTCTTGGAATCCACCATAAAATGCATTCGGCTTTATGCCAATTTCGGCACTTGCGTAATCGCCTTTTTTGTATTTAACCCAATACTGGGTATACTTTCCAACGTTACCCTTATGCCTTTTAAATGTGGAATAATAAGCCTGTCTGAATGTTTTGCAAACATACTTTCCTACATCACGAAGCGCAGCTCTGCATAGTTCTTTTATCGTGTATTGATAATAATCAACACTTGATACGAACTTTACACCATCTTTGTCGATTTTAGTTACTGACTTCGGTACACTCATCTTCTCTTACTCCACCATACAATGTTATTTCTAAT